TTATCGCTTTATTTTGAGTATAATGATCCAACATTTTGCACATTTGGTTGATGTACAGCTGATGATGAATTACCTTTCGATGCGTCTTCATACTGTTTATTCTGTCTTTCAATTGCCTCACTCGTTTCTTTTATGTAGAATCTACGTAGATGAATTGGCATTGAATATGTTTCACTCCAAGTAAAAGCACCTTCAGAATAATAACACAGTGAGAATAATTCTCTATGAAGACCTAATTTATACTCAGGAGTTAGGCCAAAAAAAGGAGACATCCATCGGGATGTCCAACTCCTTTACGTCACCAGTGGCTTCTGATATGAATGTGAATGTCATATCTAAGTCTGGAGATATTGTTTTGATGTATGTGCGGAGTGCTCTTGAATCTACAGCAAATAATTCATTATCAACGAAATTATTTACAACAGCACGACCTGTTTCACCATCAATGCCAATAATAATATGTTTGAGTCTTGTTGTTAATTCCCTATCAATACCTGTTTTTATTATAGTCTTATTACTCGCTTTAATTTCAGTTTCTATTTGTTTTTCTAAAGCATGAGTCATAAGTCTAAATGTTACTACTCGTTTTGAATTTGGAAGTTCAAAGTCAAATTCGTTCTTTCTGTTCTCAAATAAGCTGTAATCGACCTCCTTGTGCTCGATTTGAGATAAATCTATTGTTACTTTTTGTTTAGTTCCTGGAGAAAATGGATCTTCCAATTCAACGGTATAGTCATTACCATATCCTAATAGACGAGCTGCAACCATTATAGCGTTCTTATCACCGCTATAAATATCATTGTAATTAACGGGTGTAACAATCAAAGACTCAAACAATTTATCTAACACAACACCCTGCTTGATTAGATTTTGGGATGTTAAAATATCTTCTTCTTTAGCAGTCATGTATTTCATTTCAATGAAACCATCTGCTAAAGGATGTCCTTCGGGGTATAATAGTCCACGTGATGGTAGTGGCACAACTTCTGTTGGGAAATTACTCTTTTTTACTTCCGTTTGTTTAAATTCCGACAGTAATCGCTCTTTTATTTCGGCATCACTCATTTCGGCATTCAAAGTTTCGGGAATGTTGTAAGCATTTGGTACTTTTGACATAACTTAATTCCTATGGGTTAAAATTAAAACATTTATCTAATATAATTATGTATTTTGCAAAAAATTACTAATTTTTGTTCGCTAAATACCATTCAACTGTTGATCTAAGACCGTTTTCAAAGGATATTTTCGGTCTCCAACCCAATTCACTCTCAGCTTTACTTGAATCTATCGCATATCTTCGGTCATGCCCTAATCTATCATCGACATATTCTATTAAGTTATCGGATTTGTCCAATATCATTAGTAATTTTTTAACTATTGTTATATTATCAATCTCATTATTTGATCCAATATTATAAACTTCACCATTTACACCACGCTCGTATGCTAACCAAACAGCATGACAGTGATCGTCAACATGAATCCAATCCCTAACATTCAAACCATCACCATATACTGGCAATTTTGCATCGTCAAGTGCATTTAATATCATAAGTGGTATTAATTTCTCTGGAAATTGACGTGGACCGTAGTTGTTTGAACAACGTGTAATAACTGTTGGTACACCGTATGTGTGATAAAAAGACCTAACAAACCCATCGGCAGCTGCCTTTGCAGCTGAGTATGGTGAATTTGGTAAGATTTGTGAATTTTCTGTAAACTTATCGTTTGAGTTTAGTTCTAATGAACCATATACTTCATCGGTAGACACCTGAACAAACTTTTTTAGTTTAAGTTTTTTAGCAACATTCAGTAAGGATAGTGTTCCTGTAACGTTTGTTATCAAGAACGGTTTAAAATCTTCTATTGATCGGTCTACATGTGATTCGGCTGCAAAGTTGATTATTCCTTCGACATCATGTGCTTTACATATCTTTTCCACAAATTCTTCATCCTCAATTCTACCGTGATAAAATTTATAAAATTTATCACCAATAAATTCTTGTAGATTTTCTTCTTTTGCAGCGTATGTTAATGCGTCTAAATTGATTATTTGGATATTGTTGTTTTCTCTTTTAAGCAATTTATGTATAAAATTACTTCCTATAAAACCACAACCCCCGGTAACGAGTATTGTTCTTATTGTAGATTCCATAACAAAATAAAAAACCCTATATTCATAAACACTTTCATGTATAAATATAGGGTAATTTCTCGAAAATAGTTTTTTTCAATAAAAATTTACAAATAAATTGTAGAATTAGTATTGGAGTATCGCATAATCGTATGCTAATGTGAGAGAAATCTCAACGAAAGCATCATTTGCCCAATCCATTTCACCAAAAGTGGTTGCAATAATAAATGCACCCTTCAATGTCCATTCTTCAACTTTATCACCTACAGGACCAAGTGTAAAGAATGTAATATCCTTTTTGTAGAAATCGGAATAACCATCACGTCCCGTCACAGATTCGTGTGAAAGACGTACCCATTCCATTACCGCTTGAGCACCCGAAGGCACTACAGGATCGTATAGTTTAATGGTTAGATCCTGCCATTCCCCTTTACCTTTAACTTTACGATATACGTTGATGTGATCTAACTTGATTGGATTAAAGTTAATGTTTGGTCTTCCCGCACCCTTAACTAACCAAGAAGGAACGCCCTCAATGTACATAATAAATCGGTTTTGGAGTTTTGGCTCAAATGGGGTAAAAAATATCTCATTAGAATTAAGTAATTCAGCCATTTATGTCTCCGAAATTAAAATATGCTTTAGCATAAATATAGTAAATGTTAAAAATATTGGGGTGAGAATTAACTCACCCCGTTATTTGTATTAAGCTCCTGGGAAAGCAGCACCTGTTGATTGAATATTAAAGTCCAATATAATGAATTCAGCAGTTCTTGTTGGTTGTAAGAACAATTGTCCATAAAGAATGTTACGGTCAATTATGTCAGGTGTGTTATTACTTTCATCCATGATAACACGGAATGAGAATAAACCTTGACGTTGTTGAATTGATTCGAGATATGGATTTACAATATTCAAGAATCTTGCACGGGTTTGAGAAGTATTTTGTTCAAATACAAGGTATCTTGTAGAAGATGCAATAAACTTCTTAGCGGCTATCAAGAGTCTACGAACATTGATGCGGTCAAGAGCAGAAGGACGACCTTGAAGTGTTTTTTGTCCCCAAACACAAACACCCGTTGCTGGGAATGTTGCGATTGGATTAATTCTACCTTCATATAGTACGTCACGCTCACCTTGTGTCAAACGTGATTTAACTTCGATAACCTCAGTTAAACCGCCTCTATTTAAACCAGCAGGAGCAAACCATTCAGCTGCAACTCTATCATTGAAAGCAATAACACCAGGGAGAACCACTGAAGGTGGAACCCATACAGGTTTATTTCTATCAACATCTAATATCTTAACCCAAGGGTAGTATGTAGCTGCATAATTTGTGTCTAATGGTTCAACTACTGAAACTGCTGTAGCGATGTTGTCATCAATAGCAACAGAATCCATTACATAGAAAGCGTCACCACGTTCTTCGCATATTTCCTTAGCATAGTTTGTAATTGGAGAATGTAAAGAATGTAGAACACCTGGCGTTACCATCATATTAATATCAAACTCGTCAGCATTTGAAATAGTATCCAATGCCTTCTTGTAAGAAATATATCCATCAGCACTTGTTGATGAAATATCAAATCCTTGTGTGTTACCCGCTGTTATATTAGTTCCAACTTTCTTTTGCAAATTCGGTTTGTGACCATCGAATCCACCTTGGAAAGGCACCATAAACTTACGTGTATCGGGTGATGTATTTGATGTTAAATCAATTTTGCCTGTATATGGGTTTGCAGATGTTGGGAAATTAGCACCAGCATCTTGATTATGATCACCCAAATAAAAATCTACATTATTAGCAACAACTTGACGTGATGCAACTGGCAAAGGACGCAAATAGTTGAAGTTATCGGATTCACCAAAATCATAGTCAAATCCAAAATAAACTCGTCTATTATAGATGTTGTTTATTCTTTGTTGAGTTACATATGTAGAAGCTGC